ACCTAAAGGCACACCAAGAACAAACAAGAATTTTAGCCATTCAAACAATCCGCAAGCCGGTTCTCAGTTTATTAGAGCGTTAGAGAACGCTAGCCCGATTGCTCAAGGCAACACACGCACAGGATCTGGCAGACGTGGGCGTTATATGAAAGGCCGCTTGATTTATCGTGCATGGGCTGAAGATGGTGGCAAGACCAACGCAGCAGTAATTAAGGCCATTGAAGGCGCAGCCGCAAAGTTTAGAGCAAGGGTAGGTCGATAATGGCAACAACAGATTTAATGATTGGCATTGGTGCCGAATACAAAGGCAAAGCAGCCTTCGGTAAAGCCAACAAAGATGTTTTGGGACTTCAAGCAGGAGTTAAGTCGCTTGCTAAGGCTTATATTGGTTTGGCTGGAGCGCAAAAGGCTTTCCGTTACGCAACTGCATCGGTTAAGGCTTTTGCTGAAGATGATGCAGCAATACAGAAGTTATCTAGAACCCTTGACAATCTAGGCCTTGCCTATGAACAAACAAACGTAGAAGAATTTATTGGTGGACTCGAAAGAACTTACCACGTTGCTGATGATTTACTACGCCCGGCCTTCTCAAAACTTGTCCAGGTAACCCAATCTTATACTAAGTCTAAGCAACTTTTAACAGCAGCATTAAACGCATCTGCTGGTGCTGGTGTTGATTTAAGCACAACCGTTAGCGATTTATCACAGGCTTATGTAGGCAACCTTAAAGGCTTAAAAAAATACAACCTTGGTTTGACTAACGCTGAACTTTCCACAATGTCCTTTGAGCAGATTTTAACCAAGTTAAATAACACTTTCTCTGGACAAGCATCACTAGCTGCTGACACTTACGCTGGCAAGTTGAACGCATTAACTATTGCCTCAGGCAACGCTCAAGAAATTATTGGTGGCGGTTTAGTTGATGCTATTAGCACAGCCTTTGGTAATGGTGATATTGAAAAGGCAACAAAAAACATAGAGGCTATGGCTGGTGGTATAGCAGAAATAGTTAGAGGGCTTGGCGATGTCGCTCGTCTTAGCGGGTTTAATCTTTTATCAAACGTCTTTGGCGCATTGCAAAATAAGCGTAATGCTTTAGCCACAAAGGACAGAATTTACGACCCACGATCTGGCAATATGCCAGATATGTCTCCAGCGGCCATGAAAGTTATTCAGGCACGTCGTAAGGCTGACGCAGATGCCGCCAAGCGTCAAAAGGAATTGGCAGCCCTGGCGGCTAAACAAACTAAGGCACTCAAAGAGCAAACAGCACTAGCAAAGGCTAAAGCCTTATTAGAGCAATCCTCTATGGTAATGAACATGGACTTAATTCAGAATACAGCTGCGCTTATGGGCAAGGTAACTGCGGATGAAACCCTACGCCTTAAATTACAACAGGCCATTCTGCTAGGCAATACAGAACAAGCTGGCAACCTAGCACAACAACTTCTCGCCTCACAGATTGCAGCAATGAAACTATCTTCAACCAATCCGCTTGGTGGCTTTACAGATGCCCTTAAAGCGGCTTTGGCAGCTGCTCAACAACTCAGAAATGAATTGGCTAAACTCGGTGCGCCTAAGGTGGGTATTCCAACTGCACCAACAGCACCAACATCCGTAATACCTGAAATTCCAAAGACAGCAGCCAACCCTTTGGGTATTCCTTCATTCTATGGATACAGCGGCTTTGGCCAGCCATTCCTACCATCTGCAACAGATACATCGCTAACCGCTACTGAACTACGCATATTTATAGACCCTTCAGCTGCGGCCTATGGCATCAACGCAGCAGTAGTAGGCGCAAACGCCAATGGCACATCTTCAACCGTGAACCGCAACGGCGTGTTTAGTTACGGCTCATAATGACCCTGCCTACCGTCAGCGTTCTCTTTGACTTTAGCAATGGCCCTATCTTTGGCTATTCCTTTACTCTTGGCGATGCTGAACACGGAATCTTAGGCACAGACCGTCTAGGTGAGAACGCTAACGATATTGTAGACATATCAAGTCAAGTAGGCAGAATCAGCATTAGACGTGGTTATGACCTATTGCAAGACCAATTCCAGGCTGGAACTGCCTCGGTGCGTGTCTATGATCCAACAGGCGCATGGAATCCACAAAACCCTGCTTCACCTTACTTTGGCAAGTTGATTCCCCTACGCAAGATGCGTATTGCTGGCAATGACTCTTTCCTATTCTCAGGCTACACAATCAGCTATAACTACACCTACCCTAAAGATATGGAAATCGGGTTCGTAGATATTGAACTTGTGGATGCTTTCCGTTTATTCGCTCAGGCCAATATAACTAGCGTGGCTGGCACAAGTGCAGGTCAGATTACAAGTGCCAGAGTCACAGACGTGCTTAATCAGGTTGGCTGGCCAACATCCATGCGTAACATAGACACAGGCTCAGCCACAGTCTTAGCAGACCCAGGCTCATCACGCACAGCGTTGCAAGCCATTAAGAACCTAGAATTCTGCGAGCAAGGTGCCTTTTACTTTGACCCATCTGGTAACGCTCAATTCCGTTCTCGCGCTTCGATTCAGAGCAAGTCAGGGCAGAATCCAACTAACTTTGCTAATGACGGCTCAGGCATAGGCTACAAGAACATAGTCTTTGCCTTTGATGACAAGTTAATTATCAACGAGGCAAGTTTCACACGCACAGGTGGCACAGCCCAGACCTCATCCAACGCCACGTCAATCACTAAATACTTCCCACACTCAATAACTTACACAGACCTTATGCTTCAGACAGATGCCCAGGTGCTAGATGTGGCCAAGATATACGTTGCAACTAGAGCTGAGACCACTATCCGGATTGACGCTATTACCCTTGATCTAAACGCTACCGATGCCGCTGGAGACACAGCTGCTCTAACCCTAGATTTCTTTGACACCATCGCTATTAAAAACGTGGCACAAGATGGCACTATTATTGAAAAGACCCTTCAATGTATGGGCGTTCAACATGAAATTACCCCATCAACTTGGAACACTACCTTTACCACAAGTGAACCCATTGTTGATGGATTTTTGCTAAACTCTACCCTATACGGAATTCTTGGAACTTCCGTTTTGTCTTACTAAGGAGAAACAAATGGCTGTCGGATTTCCAACAAAGGTGAACTACGCTACAGGCGATGTTTTATCCGCAACGAATATGAACGATTTATCAGGCACGGTTAACCTGCTTGAATCTGCTCAATATGCCGCTGGCAAGAACAATGTGATAAACGGTGATTTTGGTATTTGGCAACGCGGCACAAGCATCACCGCAACTTCAGGACAATACACTTATGGCCCAGACCGCTTTTCTGTTTTTGGTTATGGCGTGGGAACTGGAACAGTTGCACAACAAACCTTTACACCAGGAACAGCGCCAGTAGCAGGATACGAAGGACAGTTTTTTGCTCGTTTCAAAAGCACAAACACTAACCTTCGTGTTCAACAACTTATTGAGGATGTGCGCACTTTTGCAGGACAAACTGCAACAGTTTCATTCTGGATGAAATCGCCAACAGCAACTTCAGCAGATGTATTTTATGCTCAGAACTTTGGTTCAGGTGGATCAGCCACAGTAGATATTGGTGGTTCAACTATAACCATTTCAAGTTCTTGGGCTAGATACACCCACACTGTTGCAATTCCTTCAGTAGCAGGAAAGACAATCGGCACGAGTTCATATTTAGCACTTCGCTTTGGTGCTGCGCTTAACGTAGATATTGACATCTGGGGCGTTCAATTTGAAGAAGGTTCAACCGCTTCACCATTCCAAACCGCAACAGGAACTAAACAAGGTGAATTGGCTGCGTGCCAGAGGTATTACTACAAAACTTACGAACAATCTGTTGCCCCAGGCGCGACAACTAATTTTGCTGGTGCAAGAGTTATAAACTTTTCAACTGCTGCAACTACGCGATTTGGTGTTACCTATCCAACAATGCGAGTTGCCCCAACAATTACAGTTTATAATCCAGAAACAGGTTCAACCGCTTCGCTTAGAACCGACATCGGAACCAATTTAACACTAAACGGCCCATTTGCTATTGGTCAAACAGGCGGGTTTGTTGATGTGTTACCAGTTGCAGTTGGTTATGGCAGTTTCCACTTAGTAGCAGTATCGGAGTTATAATGAAATATACTTATGAAATAAATCAAGATTTGAATGTTGTTAAAAGAACCGATGAAAACGGGGAAATTAGCAGCGTTCCAATGTCATTAGATAACTCTGACTATCAGGCTTATTTGGAATCTTTAGAACCTAAAGCCAAAGCCGCAAAGGTTGTAGATGAAGCCGCACCTTTGTAAAGCCGGTGTTCAACTCCGAAATCAAATAGACGACTGTTATGGCGAACGTGATAGACGTAGTGATGGTTGGATCGGTGACGCGAAACACACAAGCACTAAGTCGGATCATAATCCTGCTTTACCTGACCTCGTGGTGCGTGCCTTGGATGTGGACTCAGACTTATCATCCCACAAATCCGAATCTGTATATTTGGCGAATCAGATTCGTCTCTATGCAAAGCGTGAAAAGCCTAAGAGAATCGCCTACATCATCCATAACCACAAGATTGCTTCTCCAATCCTTAACTGGCGATGGAGAAAATACAGCGGCTCAAATCCGCACACCTCACACATTCACATCTCGTTTACGCCTAAAGGTGATAACGATGGTTCTTTTTTTGAAATACCGTTACTAGGGGGAAAACAATGAAAAATCCTTATTTCCTAATGTCAGGTGCGTTCTTGTCTGCTTGGGCAGCAAGCAACTTCGCAGCTGATTACCGCGCAGTATTGTGGGCAATCCTGGCTGGTGTATTCGGATATGCGACGCCTAAGAAATGACAATCTCTAGCGCACAATACACAATCACCACAACACGATCTATCATCGTGGCCAATGACTTAGCAGCTGAGGAAGTTCATCTGCACGCAACTAACGGCAAAATCTATCTTGGTGGTGCAGACGTAACTACTGCCAATGGATATGAAATAGACGCTGGAGACCAAGTTGTGCTACAAAACCACACCAATGCTATTTACGCTATTGCCGCTGCTGGCACGCATACAATATCTGTCCTGGTAATCCAGAAATGACACAACAAGATTTCTTCACGCTATACATAGCAACAGTCTCCATCATCGGTGGACTTTCAGGCTATGTCATCACTCATTTATTGGGTGAAATTAAGCGACTCAACTCGCGTGTTGATGAGATTTACAACATACTTTTAGAGCGATAATTTAACTATGGCACGCAAGGCTAAAGTTCAAGACGATACATACTCACCTTTAGAGATGTATTGCATCGGCCTGAACGAGTATTACAAGGCTTTGCGCAAGGCTGGATTTACTGTTGATATTGCAATGGCAATGATTATGGACAAAGCCAGTTACCCAGATTGGCTATTACCTACGCCTATTGACTTTGACCCAGACAATCCGAACTTCACTCCCTATGAGGATGACGAGGACTAAACCTTGAAAATAGTCGTGATAAGTGATCTACAAGTTCCCTTTCACAACCCAAAAGCAGTAGCCAATGTCGCAGCATTTATCCGCAAGTTCAAGCCAGATGAGGTTCTCTGTGTCGGTGATGAAATTGATTTCCAGACTATTAGCCGTTGGAGTTCCGGGTTTGATGAACACTCCAAGACCATCGGAGCAGACCGAGACATGTGCGTCGATGTCATGTATGACCTGCAAATCACACAGCTCTCACGATCCAATCACGGAGCGCGGCTCTTTAACTCCATTTCTACTAGACTGCCTGGACTGATAGGCGCACCTGAGTTAGAGATA